AATAAATCGAACACAGATCAACGTAGAGCACCGTTGAATAAAAATTCTAATACAAAGGTACCACCAAAAAATGAGTTTGATTTTGCTTCTAACGTAATGATGAGTTCTTACAAACTTGGTGAAACTAATAACGATACTGAAAAAGAAATAAGAAAATATTTAATTCAAAAAATAGATTCAGGAATACAGCTCAACAGCGATGAAGTTAGATTTATGATGGATACTAAACCAAAACCAAAGTATCCAAAAGAAGCAACGCCACAACAAATGGCAGAATTAAAAACTAAAATAGATAAATACAAAGATATTCATTTTCCAAAAAAACCATTTTCGCAGCAGAAGAAAAAATCTGCTGTTTTATCTATTCAACCTGATCCAAGATTTATGAAGATTGAAAAAGAAGTTAAAGAGATAACGAAGCCTGAACCCTTTGATCTTAATAAATACATAAAAGAAAAAGCAGATCAGAGATTAAAAGCAGAACAAGAAGCTTGGGATAAAACTTACGGCAGAGGTGGAATAACAGAATTGAAGAGGCCTGTTTAATGAACAAATACGAATTAAAATATATGTACGAAACTGAATCAGCGAGAGTTGGAGATCTTATCGACATCAACGGCAAGAACGCTCATCTTATTCAAGAGCTCTATTCAAAGATCGATCAAAAAGAAAAAAAGATTGAGTCACTTTGGATAATCATAAATGAAAAGCGAGAAAAGATTTATGAACTTCGAGACATAATAAAATCACAGAGAGAAAAAGATGTGAGAGCAATACTAGATCCACACGGAGCAAATAATTAATGAGTAAGATAGGCCACAATAACCCACCGAGAAAAATAGATTGGAAATCAATCTCACTAAATAAATATACTTATGAAGATCTCAAACTAATAAGGGATAGTATTTTTATAAGAAATAAACTCCACGCTATACTTGATAAAAAACATATCAATACAGTTAAAAAACACTCGATCCCAGAGACTATAGAAATTTGTCTCCAGGTTTATTGGCAACAGTACATTATGCCTGACACAGATAACGTTTATGAAAAAACACTAAAACAATTAAGCAAAGACAAGGATTTTAAACAATATGCACAGTAAATGGCACAGTATATCGATTAAGAACAAAAGCTATCAAGAGCTCCAGGAAATTCAGAAACAACTTCCAATAAGAACGAGTATGCCACAAATGATCGAGTGGTTAATCAAAGTCGGGCAAAGACAAATCAAACAAAGTGAATTAGAAAATGATAACACCTCAAGGGATTAAAAAATTTACAGAAGTATTCAAAGGATCAGATAAATTTTATTTAGCTAATCCACAAAAGATCACGATTAAAAAAAATGGTGGTCAAAGGTGGGGAGTTATTGAAAGTAGTTATGAGTTTCCAAATCTAACACTTGAAGACGCTATTCAAAAGCACCTAGACGGAAGTTTGAGAAGAGGTGTCGTATTACCACCAATAAGAAAATCAGATAACAAATGTATTTGGGGAGCAATCGATATCGACGGAAATATTTATAAAGATGAAAAATTTAAAAAGGAGATACTGCAGAAGATACAAAATTTAAACTTGCCTCTCACGGCTTGCTATTCAAAATCAAAAGGCTTGCACCTATATATTAAGTTTATTGATTGGACACCCGCAGAAAAGGTTATTCAAATTTTAAAAAATTTTTTACATAAATTAAATCTTCCTGAAGACACAGAAATATTTCCTAAACAATCAACGCTTAGTGAAAAAGGAATAGGAAACGGAATAATGCTTCCTTTTATGTATGGTGTTGGGAACAATGCAATTAGAGAATTCAGAGACGGAGAAATAGAAATAACAAATGATGTTGAGTTATTTGTTAGTTGGTTTTTATCTCAAGGTGTTAATGCTGATGAAATAAAAATAGATCTTCCTAAACCTGAACCCAAAAAAGAGACAAAAGATATAAGCGAAGAAGATAACGGCTACACTAAACTAGAAATATTAAATAAGATTAAAGACGGAACTATAGAACAACACCCTAGTATGGGTGGTAGATATCATAGTTGGATCCAGGTTGTTATTGCTAAAGCCGTGAAGCAACGATACGGAGATAATGAAATTTTACAACTGATTAAAGAAGTACATCAAGACGGCAGAAAAATTGGTTACACTTGGCCTGAGAGTTATAAAAAACAAATTGATTATGCGAGGAGAGAAAACAGATTAAATATCCCTAACCCAGGAGAGACACAGTTTTTAAAAGGACAATCATTTGAAAAAGCAACAAAGCTCGAGAAACTTACTAAATCATATTGTTATGTAATGGCTAATGATATGTTTAATAAAATTGGAACACCTGATTTTTACCAGGAGAAGCAATTAAACAACTTTCACAAACACGAAGTATTTATTCAAAAAGGAACTTTAGCGTCGAAGTTATTATCTAGTCCAAGATTTGCAAAAGCTGAAACATTTATAACAAGTGCAAAATACAAACCTGGGTTAATTAAAATTACTAAACCTGGAGAGATCCCTCTTATTCAAAGTGGAACAGTTTTAAATATTTATATTCCTAACTATCTCCAACCAAAAGAGGGAGATGTAAAATTCATTATTGATTTTTTCATATGGTTGATAGGCGAGAAAAAGTGGAAGATCATTGAACAATGGATAGCGTTCAATATCCAATATCCTGGCGTCAAAATGAAGTGGGCTGTGGTTTTAGTTTCAGTAATCGAGGGAGTTGGAAAAGGATTATTAGCTAGAGTTATCTCCAGAATTCTTGGATATGAAAATGTAAATGAGAACGCTAATTACAAACATTTAACCAATACCCACAACACACTATTAATTGGCACCCAGGTTTTAGTATTGAATGAAGTATCACTCGGAGACTTTAAATCAAAAGCAGAGGGATCAAACACACTAAAAAACTTTGTAGCTGATGACTTCTATTCCTGTAATTTTAAAAATAAACCAATGGTCAAACTGCCAAACCTCACAAACTTTATGCTCTTCTCTAATGATGAAAGAGTCTTGAGTGTTAATGACGGATCCAGAAGATACTTGTTTAATAATATTAAAAAAACTGAAGAAGAGATAATTCAAAAAACTGATGAGGGAATTTACGATAAAGCTTGGGAATTTGTAGATAGTGACGAGGGAGCTTCAGCTCTTATCTATTATTTTAAAAATGTAGATATCCCAGATCCTAAAATGTTTCTAAGAAGAGCTCCACAAACAGATGATCTAAAAGAACTAATTGAACAGAGCAAACACCCTGTAATTAAAAAACTAGAATATGATCTAACTAGACCAGATTATATTAACAGAAAAATATTTACAAAAGAGTGGTCAGGACTTATTTCATTTGAAGAGCTCCAAGATAAATTAAGCACGAAAAAACAAATGAGTGATAATTTTGATTGGGGTAGTTTTGGAGACGACGCTCTATACAAATTTCTCTCTTCTAATTGTATTAAATGGAACAACGGAGATAGCACAAGACAAGTTAGTATCAATGGAACTAGACACAGATTATATAATTTAGAAGATAAGTCTCCGATACCTGGAAAAAGTTATAAAGATCTAACTCCAATTCAAATTGAAACAATTTACAAAAAACACTCTTCGATCAGTAAAGATATTGAAGATGAAAGACCAAGTTTCAATAAAGCAAAAGAGAGTCTCCCTACATTTGAAGACCGAATAAGAAAAAGTATTCAGGAATTGATTAACGAAGCAAACCAAGGATCAAAGTTTGTAAGTAAAAAATTCAAAGACAAAAAACAGGAAGAAGTATTCGACCAAGTTGTTAGTGGCGATATTAAATTAAATGGAAAAACCTATGAGGATCAACTTAACGAATACCGAAAGGCTGTGAAAATAATCAAGAGAGGAATAAGAACTCCAGAGCAAATAGTTGAAAGCTACAAAGACAAGGACTTTCAACACAACCCAAGAAAAATAAGTAATTACTGATGAATAACAATAGCAGAAAAGCAAAATCCAGGTATCTCCAGAACATAGTTAGACAGAAAATTATTGATCTATTTAAGCTAAACCCAGAAGACATTAGAACGAGCAACACAGGAGAGAACGGAGAAGATATAAAACTGCTATCGATTACATCAAAGAGAGCGTTCCCGTATTCTGTTGAATGCACTAATACTGAACAATACATAGGACTTTACAGAAAGTTTAAACAAGCAAAGAGACATAATCACAGAGAGCCGTTATTAGTGGTTAAGAAAAATAGATCAGAGCCACTCGCTGTAATAACCCTGGATCACTTCTTTGAGCTCATTGAGAAAGATGATTAATCAATCAACTCGGATCTCTCGACCACCTGGAGAACTGCCGTCACTTCAGATCTTTTTTTTATTCTGGAAACATAGTGAGTTGGTTGAGTTGGTTGAGATCCTATTTAGTTTTTACATTGGATATGCTAAAATTGTTTTAGCGTGCAAAAAGTGTGACCACCCATTGCAACGGAACATTACCTTTATGAAGAAACAAAATTTAAATCCATACGATCTAAACAGAAGCGAATATGCAGAATTGCTAGGAATTACGCCAAATGCAGTGCGAATGAGATTGAGACACGGGAAGCTCGAGGGGGAGTATAAATTTGAAAATGGAAAATATTTTTTTAGAGCTCCAGGGAAAGAGCGTGCAAACCAAGGTCTAACCACTGGTCAAAAGACCACCCTCAAGAAGATATATCGAAGAGGAAATCATTACAAAGCTAACTACCCAAACGAAGCATTTAGAAAACACAACGAAGCGAAGATGTTAGCTAGATTAAAACACAATGTAGATGAAGAAATTCAAACCCTTTTGCCTGACGCCATAGAAATTGCAAAGAAGAAAAAACAAGAGCGATTGGAAGAAGTTCAAAGATCCTTGGTCAATGATCGAAGTACCAGAACTCAATACGTCACAACTTTTAATGAAAGCAATCCTGGTTATGGATCAGTACAATATCACTCTGCTCACGCTAACTTATTCAATCCACAAAAATATAGAAACACTCCAAGAGAAAAACCGAAGCCAAAAAAAGGACCATATGAAATCTAATTCCTGTTCCTGGTGCACGCTGAAATGACCAACTTGTTTGTGTAGGATTAAATGTTAAATTAACAATACTAAATCATTAGTAATAATTCACTTTGACTCCTGGATCTAGCCCATAGGTTCAGGAGTTTTTTTTGAAAAAAATTTTTGAAAAATTTTTTCCTGGCAGAAATAAAAACATCAAAAAGTTTTCAAGGTCTTCAACTGTATAGATCTTTGTATTTAGTATCGATATAGGGACTCCTAGTTTGAAAAAGGGGTATAGGTGCTCTTCAGATCAACGGAGATTGCGATTGGTTCAGGATCCCTCTTGGTGGATCCTTGAGCGAGGCTCAACAGAGCCGAGCTCATAGAGACAGGAACAAAAAACGAAGATAACAATATTTTTCCACAGGGTAAAAATCCAGGAAACAGAGTCTTTTTTGAGTCTATTCTCGAAACAAAAGAAATAAGAAATACTTAATGAAATAAATCTAAATAGCGTATAAACTCGAACCAAACTCGAATTAAAAGAGATAAATCAAGTTTTTAAGTAGTATGAGCCCAGAAAAGTCGCAGAAACTCTGGAAAATTATTCAGGAAGCTGGCGATTATTTGGGGGAATAGAGGGACACCCTAGTTCACACTACCTCACACTACCTAACACTAGACACAATCAACTTTAATTGAGTAATAGAAAACAACGGCTAAAACTCGGAGAAAGTATGAATGAAAAACTCGATATCAAACTCGAATTAGGAGAGATAAAACAAACTCGAACCAAAAGAAAAACTATCCCTTTTAGAGACAGTGCAATTTCAAAATTGACCAGATCAAATACTGAATTTGGAAATAAAAAATACGTCGCTTATAATTTTGATGTTTCAAAAGGATCTTCTCTAAAAGGATTAATGATTAAATTCTATAAACAAACGGAGAAGAAATCATTTGTATTAAGTTTCTGGTTCAACAAAAGGAATGATTATTACATCTTAGGAAATTATCCGAACATCAACTGCAAAGAGGTTGAGAGATTATGCCTGGATCTTGCAGATACACACCAAGACCACAAAGGAATTTGGATAAAAAACCCAAATCAAACAAGAGCAGATGAAAAAAGATTAGTTGAAAAACCTGATACAACTAAACCAAAAGGCTACACAATTAATGAAGTTATTGAAGCCTACTGTGGAGCTGAACTACCTGGAGAAATTACAGAGAGAGGATTTAGCAGAGATCGAAAAGAGGGATTTCGAAGAGCTAAGAGCTGTCGAAATTGGTTTCGTTATATGTGTGGATATAACAATCGAACAACATTAGTTAGATTTCTTGATGATGAAAACGGCTACGGCTACGGAGAGTTTTTAGCAAACCAACATTTAAGAGTTGCAAAGCCTACATCTTGGAGAGATCTATTTAGAAAATATCCACCTGGCAAAGGTATGGAAAAAGATCGTGTTTATTATAACAGAAGAAAAAAACAAACTTACACAATCACTAAATCTCAAAATTATTCTATTTACGATAGTGACATTGGGAAGAGTTTAATCAGTGAATTGACGCCTGGAGATATCGAAGAGTGGATAAGAGATAAATCTTCTTGGGAAATTAAAATAGATTATATCAAATGTTTCGTAACACTTTGGATCTTTGCCAGGAAGCGTGGTTGGTTAGGCACTAATCCTGGAGAGTGTCCATTTGATAACGGCCAAGTGTATGTAAAAAAAGAAACTCGAAAACAAGATCCATACAAAGAAGTTGCAATGCAAACTGACGAAGAGTTTCAGTTATTTTGGCAATGTACGGAAGAGCTATCTCAACAGTTTCCATTTAAAGCAGAGCTCCACCAATTTATGACATTAACTGCAATGAGAAAAACAGAAGCTCTAAAGATGAAAAAAGAATATATCAACTTTGATAAAGGAACTTTGTTTATTCCAAAGTCGATCAGTAAGACAGGCAAAAGAGACGAACAACTTCCTATTGTTCCAGAGTTAGAAATTTTATTAAGAAATATTTTAGATTATGAGAACGATCCACGTTTCCAAGACTTCTATAAGATGAGAGATTTCCCTTGGTTATTTGCAACAAGGAAATGGAAAGCAGATAAGTATTTTGACAAAAAATTTAAAATGTCTCCTGACGCCAGATTAGGTGGAGACGAAAACTTTGTTCCTGCACTTAGACAACTTATGCAACAAAAGTCAGGAGATCCAAAACTTATGTATGCACCAAAGATTTTGAGAAAATCATACATAACATTATCTCAACAAGTACACCAAGGGAGATCAGAGATTACTTCCAATATGTCGAGACACGCTTCTATTGACGTGTTGAACAAACATTACAACAAACCAAACATTGAAACTGCTAGATCTAATGCGAGCAAAGTTTCTAAAGTATTTAAATTTATTCAAAGGAGATCTGCATAATGACTTTGTTCCAAGAGCCAATTTGCTTAAACTGTGAAAAAAAGAAATCTACTCCCTACCCTATAACTTTGGATCAGAAATCTGGTTATATTTGTAATGAATGTTATAACGCTAATATATGGGCAAACAGATCAAACAGAAAAAAATTCGTCTCAAGTCAAAAGATCGATCTGGGATACTATCCTTATTCAACTCCAAAGGATATCCAAGAGGAAAAAGAGGACAACCAAAACTCAATCCCGATATTACGATTGGTATAGTTACAAAGATAAAAAGTTATAAAAGATACACTCCATACAAAGCCTGGATCCAGGTCACTAAGCTAAAAGGTTTCTCATACATTTTAGATCTTTGGTTTAAAAACAAAGCAATGAAAGATTATTGGTACAAAAGATTTGAAGAAGACACAGAAGACAACCCAACAGGAATTAAACAAAATTTCTGGAGAAATCACTTACAGAAATATTTCCAAAAAAATAAGAAAAAATAATTCAATAAATCCGAGTCTCATTTAAGAAAATTTCCGATTACTAACCACAAGATTTTAAAGCAAAATCAAAGTAGTTGATGAGCATATGTTGAATTATCACTTTGATAAAAAACTCTTATCTACAAAAGCACTATTAAAAGAGCTTTCAATTAAGATTTCTACTTTGGACTTTTGGAAAACCCAATGGAGAAAAAAGGGATTTGATTGTTGGGATATGGGTTTGAGGATCATTGGTAAGACAGCATATTGGGATCCCGTTGTATTCCTGGATTGGATCTCTGAACATAAATTAAAAAATTTACCGAAAGATAAACGAGATAAAAATATTGTTTATTTCGTTTCCAGGAATTCTTCGGAGAAAGTGAAATAAAACTAATGGCAAATTATCAACCCAAATACGAGCACGATTACTACAAGCTTGATATCCTAGAGCTGATTAAAAAGCCAACAGAAGAGCAGAAAAATAAATCTGCTGTTGTGAGAACATACAACAAATATTATGAAAAACTTCTGTCAGGAGATCGATCAAGTGAAGTATTGAGAACGCTTGATAACTTACAGGACAATATCAATGGCGATCAAACCTAACAACTCAATAGAGGAAAAATTATCTGGGGGTGGAAAAGACACTCCCAGATTAGATATGGAACAATTTATAAAACTAGCAGATGATGAAAAAATAAAATCAGATGTTGAGAATGAAATAATAGAAATATTATTAGATAAATATAACGATCAAAAAGAGCCTGGAGAGAGCTTCAATGATTGGCTCAAGAGAACTCCAAGAGAAGAGCTCATAAGAATAAATTTAAAAAATGGATCTAAGGTAGTTTCGATCTCAGATTATTTGAAACAAAAAGAACCTATTAAAATAAAAAAATTAGATCTCGCTTCACAATTCACACCAGGAAAAACTTTAGAGAGCTTGAGTCCAAGTGAGCGTGAAACTGTGAATATGCTTTTAAAATTAACACTAGGAAAAAAAGATTAAAATGAGTTACGACGAAAATAATCCACAACATAGAAAACAATTAAATGATTACTTAACTCGACCAAATAGAGTTTTTACATCAAATCCAAAAAATAAATCGAACACAGATCAACGTAGAGC